CGCCCCCGACTCCGGGAACGGCCGTGAACAGATCTACTGGGGTGAAGAGAATTGGCGCGGTCGCACCACCGATGGGGTAGTTGACTACCGCATCGGTCTCAAGCTGCGGGACGGCGGCACCGATAGTAGCGCGGCTGTAGATATCAGCCGTATCACTAAACGGGACTCCTGGCTTCTCGTAGATATCCGCGACGCCGTCCGCAGCCATGATCCTCTCCTTACGCCGGCACTGCCGACGCGGTGTTGCTGACACCGAAGGTATTGTCGCCGATACCGATGGTGAAGCCAACGCGGTTGAGGAAGCCTGCCTCGACTGCCGCACCGTTGGCGGTCGGCGCAGTTGCCGTGACCATCTTCATGGCGAAGCCGGTGTACGCCGGACCTGCGCCCTGATCGCGCGTACCGGCCTGACCCGCCGCGCCGATGCCGAAGCCTGCCGTGTACGGAACCGCCGGGGCGAGGCCGTCGACGTTCTTCGTGCACTTCCCACCTCCGATGTACATGAACGTCGAGTTGGCAGCGTCGAGTGGCTGAGGGGTGCTCTGTCCCGGCTTGTAGTCGTCCGTGAAGCCGCCACGCGGAATGGTTGTCACTCCCGGGGGGCCGAGGAGCACGTTCGGGCCGAACCCGATGCCCGTGCTCAGCGCGCCCGTGGAGCAGTTGAGGTTCGCGGCGGCTGGCGTCGTGATGTCCAACTTGAAGTACGGGCTGACAGCAGCCGCGTAGTCCTTGTCGTTGTCGAAAGGCGAGCCCTTCGGGCCGGACAGCAGGTCGAAGATGACCGCCAATCCAAGCGAGGGGTTCGACTGGTTCTGAGCCGGCGTTGCGCCGGGAAGACCTGCTGGCATGAAATTCTCCTGGTTGCGAAAGACTCGCCCCGGCGAGGCTAGACCGAAGTCTAGGGCGATCCCCGCCGGGGTCCGTCAAACCTTACTCGACCATGATCCCCTGGAACTGGAGACCGCAAGACGTGAGGTTGCCCGCCCACGCCAGAATCTGCACCGCAGCGTCCTGGTTGACCGAGTACCGCTGACCCGGCGACAGTGGGACCATGTTGCGGTCACGGTGCGGCCGGTACTTCAGGTACTTCGTGTTCAGGAAGTACGCCGTCGAGACCGGGTCATAGCCGCCAATGCCGCCGTCGAGGCAGACGTCTGCGTCCATGAACTTGATCGTGACGAAGCCGAGCTTGGCCGTCGACGAGTCCGTGAAGCGCTGGATGGCCTGCAGCGAGGCCATGTAGAAGCCCCAGTAGTTGTTGTCGACCATGATCAGGTCGGGGCGATCGTTGCCGCGCACGCACTTCGCCCAGAGGCGGTTGAAGTACGACTGGATGTTCGTCGCCGAGGTCGCGGCACCGCCGTCCGTGCTGGCGTCGAACGTCTGGTTGCGCCAGAACGTCCAGGTGTTGCGGTCGATGCCGCCCGGCGAACCCGACGTGGGAACGGCGATGACCTGCTTCTGGAGGCCGTCGATCTGCTTGCCACCGGCGGCGGTGCCGTCGGAGTAGAGGCCCTGCGCGATCAGGTTCGCCATGGAGGCTTCCCCGACGTTGACGCGAGCTTCCAGCAGGTCGATGATCTGCTCCCGGCCGCTGTTCTGCAGCTGATCAAGGCCGCTGATCGTGACGGGACACGCCGCCTGCTTGATGTCGTACTGCGCGGCCGAGATCACGTCCTGTGCAGCGATCGGCAGCAGGTCGTAGCCGGCGTACCATCCGGCGTTGCCGTTCGCCTGGAAGCTGAGCTCTTCCATGATGACGTTGCCGCCACCGAACGGCTTGATGTTGCCGCGCTCCTTCAGGCGCATGAGCAGCGCGTTGTTCTTCGTGACGTTGTCCGCGATCGTACCCGTGCGGGATTGGATCGTAGTTGCGATGATGTCGCTCACCGCGGCGTTTGCGAATGCCATGATTGGCTCCTAAGTTGGGGGTACTTCTTTGCGCAGCCGTGGAACGGCCGCACCGTGTCTTGTCTTCGGTTTTCCTGGGTCGTTCCTCGCGACTCGAAGAGTGGGTACAGACTTGTCGACGCTCTCCGGTGGGGAGAGCTTCAACAGCCTCTTAATCAGGAGCATCATCTTCCGGCTACCTGATTGAACGCTGCTTCGATGGTGTCACGCAGTGACGAACTTGTATTCACCCCGCCTACGGGTGAGCCTCCAGGCGCGCCGCTCGTCGAACTGGAAGCGTTGAGCGCCCGCTGAGCCCGGGAGTTGAGGTCCCGTGCTTGCTGGAGCTGACGTCCGTTGTTGACTTGCAGAGCTGCTTGAGCGCCCCACTCAGGGTTCATTGCGACGGCCCGCGTATACGCCTGATCAGGCGTGAGGTACACGTTCCGTCTGGCATTCATCTCGATGATGTCTGCCATGTCTTGCCGCACCGCCTCATAGTGCGGGTACTTCGCTGAATCGGTTGCGATCGCTTCGATCGTCGACGCCGCTTCCGTAAGGATCTGCTGCTCCTGACTTCTGGCGATCTGTTGCTGCTGATTCATGAACGCTTGGAGGGGTGAGAGGCGTTCGGCCAACAGGGCCTCGACACGCGAGGTAACTGGGTCTTCCACCTTTTCACCGGCCAATGCGCTGTCCAGCGCTCGGATGTCCACTCCGTACTGCTTGATCAGGCTCGCCATGAATTCAGCGCGAGCGACTGCAGGAGCCGAGGAGAGGATGTAATCCGATTTGAGCAACTCACCCACCAGTTCCAGAGGCTGCATCCCCGACGAACGGATGCGAGCTTCGAACGGTCTGATGGTCTCCGAGAACTGCTTCACGTGCTCACGGATACCGTTGGTCTCGCCAAAGACCCTGCTGACCTCCTTTTCACGACGGTGGACTTCTGCTCGAATCTCCGGGTCGACGCCGGCCCACTTGCTCTGGGCGTTGGGCTTCCATGACTTCGGCGCGGAGTCGAATTCGGGGGGCGACTTGACCTTTGCGGTGTCGCCGGGCTTGTTCAGGTCAACGACGTTGCCCGAAGGCTGCAGATCGAAATCCGCAACATTCTTGGCGGGGGCGTCCCCTGACGAGGTCTCCTGTGCAGGCGCCTCCACCTTCTCGATCGCCGCGTCGAGGGATTCCCGCAGGCTCGGGGGCTCTGCAGGTGCCTGAACTTCTTGACCTTCGATTGCCATCGCCTAGCTCCTATCTGATGAACACAGGGAGACTCACGCCGCCCATGAGAACGCTCAGTAGCACAATCAGCACTATGAGCGCGAGAACCACTTTGATCACCACCGGGAACGGCGGCGGCAGAGGAATCTGCGACACGGCCCAGTAGACGACATAGAAGATCAGGCCGAGGATGATCAGCCAGATGAGAAGATTGATGAGGCTCATGACATGTATCCTTTCTGATGCATCACTCGGATGATGTCTTCCCGGATTTGTTTCCGGTCGGGCGCCACAGGCTGAACTCCCATTGGAAGACCAGCCAACTCCTGAGTCGGCACAACGTCATGCCGAGCGCAGTGCTCGCGTATACCAGCTCGGCCACGAACAATCGTTCGATCGATAGGAGAAACGAAGTCCTTGACATCCGGAATGACAGTCGGGCCCACTGACGATCGTACTCGATCTGGCTCAGTTCCTTTTTCATAGACTTGTCCTTGCCAGAATACCCAAGTGCGGCGCGTCATGCTGCCCTCGCTTGGGGTTTGGGCTTCGCCGCAGCCTGCTTCTTCATCATCTGGACCTTCACGTTCCCCTGGACTTGAGCTTGCTGGGCCTTCAGTTCACCCTGCTGAGCCATCTGCTGGGACTTCATGCGCCCCTCGTCCTGCATTCTCTGCATTTCGAAGTGATGCTCCTGCTGCATCATCATCATTTCCATCTGCATCTTCTGGACTTCGAAGGCAAGCTGTTGGCGATGCTCGTTATCAGCCATCCTCATCTCTTCCATCTTCGCCTGAATCTTGAGCTGAAGCTCCTGCTGCTTGCCCTGAATCTTGGCCTGCATCTCCTGCATCTTCATCCCGTGCTCTTCCTGAGCCATCTGCATTTCCATCTTGGCCTTTTCGGCCTCCGGATCAGGCGGCTGCTGGGGCGGGTTCTTCGTCAGCTCGTCGAGTTGCTTGTCGAGCATGCCCTCGATGTCGCGGGCACCCTTGAAGCCGGACACGGCCCACTTCAGCATGCCAACGAGCAATGGAGCCGACGACGGGGTGGACTGGATCATGGGGCCAACCGTCTCCAGGTAGCCCGAGACCGACGTGAGCAGGTCTATCCGATCCTGCTTCTCCATTGCGTAGTCGGTTTGGGCAAGCTGGTCGCTGGTGACGGTGATGCGCCACTCGAAGCCCTCCTCCGACTGAAGGAGCTCGACGGCTTCCTGAGCCATCTCTGCGTCATCGGTGCGCATGATGTTCGACTTGCGGATAAGGATCTCCGGGTCGAAATGCTTGACCATGATCTCCGCTTTAAGCCGAAGTATTTCAGAAGCAAAGCGCGCAACCTCGTCCTGAGTATCCTTGATCTTAACGGAGGCAAATTTTGCCTTGATCTCCTGAGCACCCAGAGTTTCAGAGGCCTTCGAAGCACCTCGAATAATATCCGCAATGCCAGTGATCTCATAAATCTGGGCCTTGATGCCTTCCCGCGCCTCGTACAGACGCTGAAGGGCATTTACGATCATTTCAAGGGGGAGCCAGTCGACCTGCCCCTTGACGCCGCCCTTTTCGGCGAACATCGCCCAGTTCTCGACTGGCACCAGAATGTTGTCCACGCCCTCCTGAAGCAGGCGCTGGATGCCTGTGGACGACTGGTCATAGACGCCAGCGACCTTACAGGCGCGGACGAGGTTCGAAATCCGGTTGTTGATCGTGTCCAGCTCGGTGTACTGGTCCTGGACCATGTAGTAGTCCGGGCGGGGCACCGAGTTCGACGTCGTAATGTTCGCCAGAAGCGGCTTCGGGCAGGGCTCGAAGCCCACCAGATTCAGGAAGTCGTCCTTCTCGTCGAGCAGGCCCGGCAGATCCTTGCAGATCCAGATGATCTTGCGGTGAATGCGGTCCCAAATCTCGTAAATCTTCGCCTGCTTCACCGCCTGATTGACAGGAACGATCCCACCCGGATAGGTGTTCAGGTTCATGTTCATCGGCCGGTGGTTCAGCGGAATCTCCTTGCCCTTCTTCTCACCGAAGCGCTTGATGCACTGCGCCTGATCCATGTACACGACGCGGCCGACCCAGCGGCGCTCTTCCCAGACTCGGCACGGGGACCAGAGGAAGTCCTCCCAGTAGACGTAGTCCAGCGCGACGCGTTGGTCCGTGATCCGCTTGTACTTCAGAACGACCGGCGGTGCGGGCGGGGCGACGGGTACAGGAGGAGCGACAGGAGGAGCACCGGCACCAGGAGGCAGAGGGCCACCGGGAGGGCCAGGAGGAACGCCAGGAGGTTGAGGAGGGCCGCCGACAGGTACACCGGGGAGCGGAAGCTGCTGTCCCTCATCGGGTGCGGGGCCG